TGGTAAAACAACAGTATTATTAGATATGCTTGCAGATATGCAGGCAAATGGAAATAAAGTATTATTCATATCAGGTGAAATGAACCGAATTGATATGGTAGGATACGTTAAACGTTACCCTAAGTTTAATGACGTACCAATTTTATTTATGGGTGATTATATTGAAAATGATCCATTAGTGGTGCTACAGGCAGTATTAAGTGAAGGATATGATTGTGTATTGGTAGATTCATTTGCTGAAGTGGCTGTCGCGGTAGTAGATTTCCATGGTGGTACAATGAAAAATGCTGAAACTAAAATATTAAATTTGCTTGAGCAACACAATCAAGCTAATAATAGAGCAAATAAAAACACTGCGTTTATGTTGATTCAACAGGTAACTAAAGGTGGTAACTTTGCTGGTAGTAATAGATTTAAACATATGTTAACCGGAATGGCACATATGAAATTTAATGCTGAGGGAGGTAGATGTATATTCTTCAGTAAAAATAGACGTGGTGGTGAGATGAATAAATTATATTTCACATTGGACCAACGTAATCATGTCGGGTGGTTATTTACCGAGCCAATGAATATGGCAATATAACCCTTTATTATTTTATTTACACGGTGAGGCGTCCTACGGGGCGCCTTACTTATTCAATACTTATTACATTACCCTTAATACCCGTATCTATAAATATTTAGCCGGTATACCTTTAGTATGCCTATCTATGAACATACTGTATACCATAATATTAATATAGTTGGGCGGCATACCGTACGCATATATATGTTAATAATACCACGCGCGTAGATGTCCATATAGCGTGTATACGCGAGAAAAAGGGTGTGGACCAATTCATGGCTCGTACACGATCTTACACCCCCGATTGTATATACTTATATCTTATGGATTGTAGTTTCACGAATATACTTTTGTTTATCTTCTGCTTCCCACCATTCATTAATGTGTTTATCAAAATGCCATCTATAATCTAAACCACTATCAAATTTTTCACCACATCTACTACACACAATCATAACCAACCCCAAGCCATAAGGATATTGATTACAATAAATAAATTACAAATAACCGCTTGTAATACAATAAGAGTTCTAAAAATAGCTACCCAATCCGCTTCCTTATTAGTTTTTCCCGTTTTGCTACCAAGGGCATTAGCCCACAAGTTCCAAATTTTTTTTCCTCCAACCTTTTTCATATCGAGAAAAATATATACTTATATTAACTATAACGACTTAAAAAATTAGGATCCTCACTCAACCCCTTAATATTCATTTTAATAGAATGAATCTCGTTTTTAATATTTTGAAATTCTGCTTCCACCACCTTATGACTATTCGTATTATTGTTCACCAACCCCAATATACGTTCAGTTTTATTGTTTAATTTACCCAAATTTTCATACTGATCCTTCTCCATATTAGTCTGAATATCTCCTATTAATAATTTCAGATCTCCCAACTCCTCATTTAACTCCAAACTACGAATAGAGAAGATGTTTGATTGCGATTGATGTCGCTCCAGTAATTCCGTATGTGAAGATCTTACCGAAAGTAATAATTTAACTCCATACCCAATCCCTACAACTAATACCCCACTTATAAAATATAATAATTCCATTTATTTAAACTTTTTATTTATAATATCATTAAAATTAATTTCTTTAATAAAATACCCTTTTTCAAATAGACCTATTGTAGGATAGTAAGATATCCCCCCTGGAAGGAAATTACAACTTTTAGGGAATTTAAACGAATCTACTATTATTACACTATATTTTTCATCTAATTCAAATAAATGTGGTTTTAATGTCCTACAAGCCCCACATCCTTCTTGATTATACACCACAAGTAGATTTTCAATATCCATGTAGTGTTCTAAATTATCCTTTACTAACTCTATTATCATTACCCCAATATAATTAAATTAAATTTATAATCCAAATAACTTTATACATTTTACCATAGAGTAATATATACGTATGTATTTATGAGTAATTGTAGAAGAGACCTTTTAGAGAAGACGCAAAGAAACTAAAAGTAATGCACGGGAAATTTGGCTACCCGGGATATCCTTCGTATATTTACGTGTTCGAATGTTTCGAGCTATTAATAAATAAAAATAAAGGTTATGATAAAATTAAGTCAAGTATTAGAATTCATTCAGAATGCAGATCAATCAGAAATTAGATCAATTAAAAATGCAGTTGCTATTAAAAAATCGGAATTAGCACATGATGCTAAATTATCATTTAGAGTAGGTGATACTGTTGGTATTGATCATAAAAAAATATCTCCTAGTGAAACATTTAGAGTTACTAAAATTAATAGTAAAAATATTAAAGTTAAGGGTGATAGAGGTTCATACACAGTAGCACCAAGTTTACTAGTAAAAAAATAAAAAAGTAATGCACGGGAAGCTTGGCTTCCCGGGCTATCTTTCGTATATTCACGGTATATTAATAATTAAATAAAAGTTATGTTAAATTTAGATTCAAGTAAGTATTTAAGTAAAGATGAGTTAAGAGAAATAGCTCCAAGTATATTCTCAACTACACCCTCTCCTGAGGTTTCAAGTAAATATTCACATATTCCAACTGATAAGTTAGTTGATGATATGGAATTATTAGGTTGGAAACCAATTGATGCTAAAGAAGTTCAATCTAGAACTCCTAAAACTTCTGGTTATCAAAAACACCTTGTAGTTTTTAGAAATGATGATATTGTTATTAACCAAATGCCTGGTAATGTTGTTCAATCTAATAGTTCACCTACGGGTTATAGAAATTTAGATGGTACTTTTGCTAAAAAGAACCCGCTAGATACTGTTTTTCCACAAATATTATTAACTAATTCACATGATGGTAAAAATGCATTTACCTTTACTGCAGGGTTATTTAGAATGGTTTGTGAGAATGGTTTAGTTATATCTACTAATGAATTTGAAAAAGTTGCTATTAGACATATGGGGTATGATTTTGATGAGTTACAAAAGCAAATTACTGATATGGTAGAAAAGTTACCATTAACAGTAGCATCAATGAATAAAATGATTGATACCAAAATGGAGCAAGAATCAATTCTTAAATTTGCTAAGGATATGCTCGCAGTTAGATTTCCTGAAGATGAATTAAAAAGAATCACTATTAATATGGATGAATTTATCACCCCAGTTAGACCTGAGGATAAGGGTGAGGATTTATGGAGTGTATTTAATACCATTCAAGAAAAAATTATTGAAGGTGATTTTGAATATACTATTGGTACTAAACATAGAAAAGCTAGACAGATTAAAAACTTTAAACAAGATATGGATCTAAATAGTAAGATGTTTGATGTTGCACTTGAATATGTAAACGCCTAATGAGTAGGTTATTATTAATATTAGGAATAGGTTTTCTTCTTGCTGCATGCAGTAAGGAGGAAATCGCTCCCTATCCATGTTTAGATGGGGATTGTGATGCTTTATTTTTTATTGATGAGCAGGTACAACCAAATGCCTATCAAGATGGAAATGGTTATTGGCATATTGAGTTTTATGGTCCAAAATATTTTACCATTAGAGGTGAATTAGATCAATTAGTAGACCATTATGTTATTAATGATGTTCCCCTTATAGAAGTTGGTTATGATTCTGATTATTGGGTTGCTTTTAATAATATTACATTTACAGTACCAACATATTCATTTTTAGGATGGTTTACAGGTGGTGGATTTAATAACCCAGTTCCTATAGATGATTTAGAGTACACACTTACAGATATAGCACAAATCCAACCCCCTTTAAATATTGCAGGGTATCAAATTCAAAAGAATTTTTGTTGGGAATGTCCCTATGCTCCTACTTTACTTGGTACTTATAGTAAATATAACTATACACCTAGACAACAATTTTATTTAGATAATGAAATGGTAGGGGATACACTTAAAGTTTTTACTAAAACTATATTTAATAGTGATGTAGGTGAAAGTGTTAAAATAGAAAAAATGTTTAATATAATAGTAGATTAATTATGAGTACAAGAAAATATAATAACGTCCAGTTTAATGATGAATTTGTAAGTTTTATTGATGGAGAATTAAATGAAAAATTTAAAAAATTTTGGGGAGTAAAATATAAAGATAAAACAGATGGATGTGTTAGGACATTAAACGGTAAAATAATTGCTTTTTATTTTTATGTTGATACTAATTCTAACAAACAATCTATCTTAAAATTCAATTTCAGAAGTACTAAAAAAGGTGATGAGTTTCAATTCGATTCTATTTATGTTAATAAAGATTTAAAAGGTATAAACCAATACCAGGAATATAGATATGATGAAAATAACAATTTAATTGCAGTTTATAATTTTGGTGATGACAAAGCTCCATTTTTTTGTGAACAATTTAAAGAAGATGAACACGTAAAAAATTACACCCATAGTTTTAAACCCAAATTGGCTAACAATTCTTTAGTAAAATTTTCCTTACTATATTTAAATAAAAATTTACATAAGACTAAAGTTGACTATTTTCATGTTCAAGATAATAAAAAAGAAATTTATTGGTTTATTAGATAATGGAACAACCTTGGAAAAATAGTATAGAATATTATGATTTGCAAAGCCACACTATCTATAATAACCCTAATTCAGGATTTTATCACCGTGGGTATATAGGAAATTCTGATATTGAATTTTCTAATTACATTATAAAAGAAGCAGGGATAAAAAAAGGAGATAATGTTGTAGATTTAGGGTGTGGGAGCGGTTATTTAACTAATCAAATTTCTAATATATGTAAAGTTGAAGGAATTACTAATAGCCCTAAAAATTTAGAATATTGTGTATCTAAATATCCTCAAAATAATTTTACTCTATCAGACATGGAAAATTATAAAGGTAAAAATAAAACCCACTGTTTAGCTTTAGAAAGTTTTAATTATACTAATTACAAAACTACTTTTAAAAATGTATATAAAGTATTAAAATTAGGAGGAATATTTTTTCTTAAAGAATGGAATGGGTTAGAGAAGGAATCTAAAAAAGCTAAAGAAAGTAGATTATATTGGGAAAAATTTTGGTGTTATAAAGCTCCAAAAACCTCTAAAATAATTAAATTAGCTGAAGAATGTGGATTTAAATTAATACATAATAAAAATTTAGATAAGATATTTAATAAAATAAATTACCATAACACTTGGGATTACCATGACCCCTACATTTATAATTACAATCCCCCACACCCTAAAACAAAATTTACTATTCCTGTACAATTAAAATTTAAAAAAATATGAAAAGAATAACAATTGATGAAGCTAAAAGTTTTGTTCCATTAAAGGAAAATTATGGAAATACGGATTTAGAACATGCTAAACATTTTACGTTAACACCTAGCGAGAAAGGTGATGGATGGGAAAATGTAACGTATTATACGGATAAAAAACATGGAATATACGCTAATATGGGAGATGGAGATCAGTGGGTTTATATATTATCAAACCCTACTACTCCTGGTTTGTTAAAAATAGGATATACAAAAAAATTACCTGAGGAAAGAGCTAAGCAAATATCTTCTGCAACAGGTGTAGCACTACCTTATAAAGTTGAATGGGCTTATCAATGCTTTAATGGAGAAACGGTAGAAAGACAGGTTCATCATAAATTAAAATCTTATAGAGTAAATAATAATAAAGAATTTTTTCAAATAAACTTGGAAGAGGCAAAAAATGTAATTAACTTAATTGGAAATAAATTAAAATAACATGGCAAAAACGGAATTAGAAATATTAGAAGAGCAAAAAGCGGAATTAATAAATGATTTAGCAGCAACTGCTACAGTAATGGATGAAATTTGGAATTACCACCCAGATAACCCTAAAAAAATAGATATAGTTGCTGAATATGAATTTTTAAAGTCTTTACAAGCTGATATTGAAGAAGAAATTAAAGAATTAGGGATTTAGTAATATTTATCATCAAACGGTGATTTATGTATATTTACAATGCTAAATGTTTAAGAGTAGTTGATGGTGATACTATTGATGCCCAAATTGATTTAGGGTTTGACACTCATAAAATTATAAGAATTCGACTAGTAGGCATTAATGCCCCAGAATCCAGGACTAGAGATTTAGAGGAAAAAGAAAGAGGATTAGCTGCTAAAGCAAGAGTTAAGCAAATATTAAAAGATAATGGAAATGAATTTATCCTACATTCTCAGGGTGTTGGGAAATATGGGAGATGTTTAGGAGAAATATATCTGGGAGATTCTAATTTAAATGATCAATTAATACAAGAAGGTCATGCTACTTTATATGATGGAGGGAAAAGATGATAAATAAAAATAACATTTTTGGATTATTTGAAGAGAATAGTAATATTAATGTTCATGATATTGTTAATGCTCCTAAAGATTTTTTAGAAAGCCCAATTGCTAAGTTAGGTATGTTTACTAAATTAATAGGCAATCATGAAATATTCCACCAAAAACTAGCAAAATTTATAAAACAAGAAAAAAAAGTTATAGACATTGAAGAAACTAAAGAAGCATCAGCTCTTTCGGTTTATAATAGGGCTTGGTATTATATCAATAAAATAAATCTCAATGATAAAGAGGATTATTATGCCTTATTAGATTTTAAATCTTCTCCTATTATAGATGCACTCAACAAAGCAATTTCATATTTTGAAAATAAAGAAGAATATGAAAAATGCGCAAGGTTATTAGAAATAAAAAACTTCAAAGAAAATTTAGAAAAAGACTTGCCTATTTGATTTGCTTTACGTATATTGGAAATACGGGTTGTTTGAAAAAACGGAGATAAAATTAGAGGCAATAAGGGGTTTAAGGAACACCCTGTTTAATTAATAAAAAGTTTATGAAAAGAAAAAATTACATCCAGAATAAATTAGAATCATTGGAAGCAGTATTTACTAATCTTAAAAGAATAGTTAATACATCAGCTCCCAGAGAGGAATATTTAAATGAACTAAAAAGAGCAGAAGGTATTAGAAGTGAGGTTGAAAGTTTAATTGAACAAGAAGATTAAATGGGATTATCAGCGGAACAAATCCAATCAAATTGGGAAACATTTTTAGATAATATAAAGGCACACATCCCAGGAAATAGAGGTGAGCAATTACTTAATTTTTATAAGCGATATGAAGAACGCATTATATTAATGCCTGCGGCTCATAAAAAAGAATACCACTCAGCATTCCCCGGGGGATATGTTGACCATGTTAATAGAGTAGTTCGTTGTGCCTTGAAACAATATGAATTGTGGAAAGAAGAAGGTTGTGATATAACTACATTTACTATTGAAGAATTAGTATTTTCAGCTATTAATCATGATTTGGGTAAAATGGGCGATAAAGATCATGAAGCATACATACCCCAGACTGATCAATGGAGAAGAGATAAATTAGGAGAGGATTATATGTTTAATAAACAATTAGCTTTTGCATCGGTTCCAGATAGGACATTATTTTTACTTCAACAACATGATATTTCTTATACCTTTAACGAAATGTTAGCTATTCAAACACATGATGGTTTATATGATACAGCTAATGAAAAGTATTTAAAAGGTTACATGCCAGAACAAAAACCTCGCACGTCTTTACCATTTATTTTACATCAAGCTGATATGATGGCCGCACGTATTGAATTTGAAATTGAATGGTTACCAAAGTTCTCTCAAAATAGCGTGGAGAAGTCAAAAAGTAGTAATACATTAACGTCCAAACCAAATTCTAAATCCAAGGCTTTGAATAATATTAAAAGTCAAGGATTAAAAAATATGTTGGATAGCTTATGATATTAGAAATTTTAATCATTATTTTAGGTATTTTGGTCGTGGTCTTAGGATTTACGACCTTTAATCTTTTACGAAAAGTTGAGAAATCAGAGGATATAATTATACGACAAAGTGATTACATTGTTGAGTTTAATAAACAAATAGACATATCTGATAAAAGATTGCAAAAAATAGATGAAAAAGGTATATTTAAATCTGATGATGAAATAGGTTGGTTTTTTGAACAAATAAAGGTTATACAAAAAAGTATTACTCGATTCAAAACTAACTAATTTATGGTAAGGAAAAGAAGAAAAAAAAGTAAAAATTATTTTACTAAAGAAACAGAAGACTACATTGTAGTATTTAATAGTTTAGATCGTGATAATGATGAAGAATTAAGGAGTGATATATATAAAAAACATATCCATTATCCTTTTTTTAAGCTTACCCAAAACATAATTCATACATTCAAATTCTACCATACAGATGTTAATAACTTAGAACACCTTCAACATGAAATAGAAACTTTTTTACTTTCTAAGATACATTTATTTGATCCTGGTAGAGGGGCAAAAGCATACTCATATTTTGGTACTATAGTTAAACGTTGGTTAATATTATATAATACTAAAAATTACAAGAAAAAAATTAAAAAAGTAGGTGTTGATGAACTTTTTAAACCTAAATTTAACCATCATTATTCTTTAGATGATGATCCTAATAAAGATAATCTTAGCAGGTACATTGATTTATTTACCAAACATGTTACAGATAACATTTTTGAGTTATTTCCAAAAAAGAACGATGCCCAAATAGCAGATGCCATATTAGAATTATTTAGAAAAAGAGAAACCATAGAAGTCTTTAATAAGAAAGCATTATATATTTACATTAGGGAAATAGTTGATGTAAAAACTCCTAAAATAACTAAAATAGCTGATAAACTTTACAGTATATTTAAAAGTCAATATATATTTTACTTAGAAAATGGTTACGCTAGATTCTAAACTTTTTCTAATTTAATATTTATAACCAAAAATATTATGGGAGCTTTAGATAATATCATATTTAAGAATAAAAAATTTTCGGATATTCTTAGTGAAATTTACGATAATCAAAAGAAAAAAGAAACACAAATTACGGGATTAATATCAGAACTTAAACCTTTAATTTCTGACATAGGAGATGCTACTTTAATTGTTCCATTAATCAAAGAATATATGGAAATTGGCGTTAGAAACGATGAACAATTAATTAAAATGGCTACTATAGTGCAGCGTGTTGTTAATAATTCTAATAATGAAGATACGTTAGGTATAACGGAAGCTGAAAAAGAAGAACTAATGGCTGAACTTGATAGACTAAATAGCAACTTTAAAGAAGAAAAAAAGAAAAATGGGGGTCAGCAGTAAGGGAATTGCTAAATTAAGAGGCAAAAAATTTAGAGAGGCTGTTAGTCAAGTAACCAAGAATTTAGATGATGAGTTATTTGTGGCTAGGGTAGTAGACATAAATTTAAATTCTGATTCGGCGTTATTTGAACAAGCAGGTGGTTATAGTGGTATAGGATTTATACAATATCAAAAATTTGATGAAAGTAAAAGTCCTTCTGCTATAAGTAAAGGTAGTCCTTCTTTGGCAAAACCTATGTTCCCACATCATAAAGCTTTACCTTTAGTTAATGAATATGTTTTAATATTTAAGGGTCCTTCAAGTAAAGGTGCCCAACAAACAGGTAATATGAATTATTATTACTTAAACCCATTATCTCTTTGGAATACTCCTCACTATAATTCATATCCTGATAGTTATGATAATCAAAATGAAATATCTCCTTCGATGAATAAATCGATATTAGATATAATAGCGGGAAATACTCAAAAACCTAACAATAAATCTACACAAATTTCACCTAATGGTAAAAGTAAAGGTACATTTGTAGAAAAGGGTAATATTCATCCAATTTTACCTTTTGCTGGTGATGTAATATTAGAAGGTAGATTTGGGAATAGTATACGTTTAGGTAATACCTCAAAATCTAAAGGAGAAATAATAAATAATTGGTCCAAAGGAAGTGAAAATGGGCAACCTTTAACTATATTAAAAAATGG